CGCATATTTTATTATTGAATTGGATCCACAACTTCCATCATGAGAGTGTGACAGATAGTTTTTCTGGACTTAATTCACATTTATAATAATGAATTAACGCTTTTTTTAAGATCTCGTGATAGTGTTTTATATTACAGTTATGACATAAAATCTCTAATTTTTTTAAATCTTTTTCTCTTTTATTTTCGCTAACACATTGTAAAATAAGATGATTGATTGTTAATTTTTCTGTTGTTTTGCAACGTTTACAACAATTTCCATCACGTTCTTTTAACAATTTCAGAGTCTTTTCATACCAAGATCCTCTTTTCGGTCTTCCAAGCAATTTTTTATTTCTGTAATAATTCTCTCTTTTAGAGAATCTATTTTGCTCTTTATGAGAAATTTTATATTGTTTTCTATATTCTCGAATTTTATCCTTATTTTCTAATCTCCATTTCTTTGTAGATTCTTTAACCTTTTCTCTATTTCTTAACTTCCAATTTTTTGCCCACTCTTTTACTTTCAATTGATTTTCTAGACGAAAAATCTTTGCATTTTTTTTAATTTTTTCCTTATTTCTTTCACGATAAATTCTTTGATATTCAATTGACATTGATGACATACTTGATTAGTTATCTTAATCAATTTTGGGCTAAGGGGTGGAGATAACCCACCCCTTACTTTCGTCCGTCGAACCCAATTTTATTAGAAAGAACAAGATTAAGTTTTAAGCTGCGTCTGGAACTATGGCAGTAGTTACTGCTCCAAGAGTAGTCCAGTTGGCTAGAATCCACTCATCGGCTCCTGTACATACAAACAGTGAAGTTGTATTGGCAGGAATAGCCGCCTCGTTCGTACCATCTGAATCAACGGCATTGATTGTAGCTCCGCTGGCTGCGGGAGTACGGACCTCAAATCCTGTTGCCCCTGCAAATACCCAAATGGTGTTTCCCACCACCGCAGTTGGAAGAGTAAGAATCTTATTTGCGTCATCAGATGTAACCGCAACAACCCCCGTACCAGCCGCGATAATACCTGTTGTCAAGCCATCAGCTGTAACAGTTCTTGCCGTGGCGGTTGTATGAATACCGAGAGTGGCGGTTGCCGCTCCTGTTAGTGTTGTTGTTCCAGTAACTGTCAATGTTTCGTCAAATAATACAGTTCCTGCATCAACGTGTAGAGCTTCTGCACTACCTGTTGCATTGATTTTTACAGCATAAGCTCCTGCATCTCCAATTGTAGCAACATAAAGAGCATTGGAAGTAGAACTAATAGCTCCTGATGCCACAATACTCACCACATCAGCTCCTGCCACCAAGATACCTGAATGAACAATATCAATTGCATTTCCTTCATCTAAAACACCTGTACCAGCGGAGTTGATTGAGATTGCCATTCCTGCGACGTTCGTACCCATGTTGAGGTCAATTCCTTGACCTGTAGCAGCAGAAGTTCCAAACGTAATGTCGATGACGTTTCCTGTGTATACACTATCCACGTCAATGTTCCAGATATGTCCTGATCGAGTAGATGTTGATGTCACTTGGAACATGTCAGTCGCACCAGAGGCAGAATCTGTAAATACGAAATCGTCTGCAGTACGAACACCTGCCATTGTGTAGTTACCAATAATGGCTCCTACGGCGTTCGTCATGTTGATGTCAAAAATCGTACCTGTGGAAGCTGCACTCGAGTCGTAGGCGAATACCGTACCAGTTGTGGCAGCAGTATCGTCGATATCGAAGACAAGACCTGCACGGACTCCTGTTGAGTCAATGTCGAAGATCGTACCACCTGCGTTTGTACCAGCATCACTAATACCGATAAGTGCTGTTGATCGAGCCATTGCACCAGAAGCGATTACAAGGGCTTGTGAGCCTGTTGCAGTCGTTCCAAGATTGATGTCAAGTACGTTTCCTGTGTAGAGTGACGCACCAATGTCAATGTTGAAAATATGACCTGATGCAGTACTTGTGCTTGTCACTTGGAAAACATCCGTTGCTCCAGCAGAGGAATCAGTGATCACAAAAGCATCAGCTGTTCGTGTACCTGCAAGCGTATAGTTTCCAAGAATTGCACCAACCGCATTGGTTAAATTGATCTCAAAGATTGTTCCTGTTGAAGCGGAATTGGTAGCGAAGTCAAATACATTGCCAGTAGTAGCCGCCGTAGCGTCAAGATCAAACCAGATACCAGACGTAATACCTGTATGGTTAATGTCAAATGTAGCACCAGAGGACGTACCTGCGTCGCCGATCTCAATAAGAGCAACTGTGCGTAACATTGCGCCTGAAGCTACTACGAGAGCCTGACCACCAGTTGCTGTTGCACCGAGGTTAATATCTAGGACATTTCCTGTATACGTTACTGCACCAATATCCACATCAATCGTATTACCAGAAGATGCACCATTCTCGTTGATGTCAACAAGCACGGTTGTTCGTGTCACAGCTCCTTGTGTAATCACGATTGCTTGTCCTGCTGTGGCTGTCGCACCAAGATCAATCGCGATCACATCACCTGTGTAGGCAACCGCACCGATTGTCGTGTTAAACACATCGCCAGAAGCCGCACCTGATACGTCGATGTCAAATCCTTGACCTGCGCGAGCACCAGAGATATTTACATCAAACACCGGAGATGTGCCTGTATTAGACACATCAAGGTTGAACAAGTCTGCGTTGCCTGTACCATCATAAAGCACATCAATGAGAGCGGCTGTACGAGCTGCATTTCCACCATCAATATATATTGCCTCTGCACCTACTGCTGCGTTCATGTCGATGTCTAAAACATTTCCTGTGGATGTCGTACTCATTGCCACATCAATCAAATTGCCTGAAATCGCACCATTAACAACAAGCGAAATTAAGTTAGCCGCGCCTGTTGCTGTGGTTGTAAGTTCAAACATTGGCTGTGTGCGTGCTCCAGCACCTTCTACACGGAAAGCTGTCATTGCAACTCCATTGTCGAGGTTTACGTTGATGAAGTTTCCTGTACAAGCAGAATCGGTAGCAAAGTCAAAGACATTTGAATCAAGAACTCCCGTTTGGTCAATATCAAATACATGAGACGTTGTACCAGCGTCTGTATGAGCAAGATTGAAGTCGAACATAATGCCACGCTCACCGACACCTGTGGCAATCTGCATGATTTCGGTTGTTAGATTGTCGTTGTCATTCAAATCAACCAAAAATACCTGTCCACCTGCGTTACCATTAAAAGAACCGACAAAATCAAACCCGATTGTTGCGCCTGATCCACTAGAGTTAATGTCAATACATGAGTGAGCACCTGTTGAGTCGTCTGTAAAGACAATGTCTGCACCTGTACGTGCTGTACCTCCTGAATCAATCAAAATTCCTGTACGAGCAATCGCTGAATCCATATCCAAGTAAATTGCTCGTCCTGTTGCGGCTGCTGTGTGAAGAAATTCCAATGAATCGCCTGAACCTGCTGCTGACTTTGTAAGTCGAAGCATGTCAAGTGCGGCATCTGTTGAATCAGTAAGAATGATTGGGCCTGCGGAAATCGTAATTGCGTGTCCATTTCCATAGGTGTCAGCCATTGTTCCTGCCGCACCACCGCCACCTGCTTCCAAAGAAACAGTATCGAAGAAAAGAACACCATTTACACTATAAAGACGTTGTGAAGTTGTTGTAGGAGCAGATGTACGATCTGCGAGATAAATCAAATTGACTGTTTCACCGTTTTGAGACTGACCTGCTGTTCCTCCGACTTGAATCGAAGAGACATGTAATCCAGTTATATTTGTTGGATCTGCCATAAAATTCTCTTAAAAGGGGCGAATATATTAGTCTTTCGACTTCCTCTGTGCGAGTACACAGGTCAACTTCGCCCCAGTTTATTTTAATTAAGTTTCACTCTCTATTATCTCTGGTACTTCACTGATTGGAATACTCTTTAGACATCCATTATCAAGTAATAATTCAAGAAGAACAGATCGTGTAGCTTCATTTGTTATCTGAATTCCTTGCTTTTCACACAAAGCGACAAGTTGAGATCGTTTAAGATGAATCAGTTGAACCTTTTTTGTCTTTTCCTCCAAAACTTGCTGTTTTTTCTTTGCTGATTCGTAATCCTCAAGAGTCAAACATCCTTGACGGACATTTTCTGCTGGAATCTTCAGAACAAAAACAGCATAAGCTTCTTTATCAGACCAAGGAACACCAAATGCTTTACAACGACCTTGAGTAAGGAGAGCACCCCAATTAGTAGATTGAGACATAATTTAGTTACCTATTTTTTAGCATTATTCTCAAGCAGCAGACCCATCACTACCTCTGAGATAACTTGCCCATCCAAATCCACGAGAGTACACAAGACGTAATTTGTAATCCCAGTTTCCGTTTGAGTGAATATTTTCAGGAGGAAGTAATGTTGGACGCATGGTGAAATATGCTTTAAGTGTTTTCTTCACTTTAGAAGAATCAGCCATGAACCAATAATTGGAAGTATCAGTTCCACCTGTTCGCAAATCTTGACGTTCCCAAACAATAAGTTTCTTGATCTTTCCTTTAAGAGCATTTAGATCATTGTTTGCTTCTCCCGGAATCTGTGTGGAGTACAAGAGACGCTCTGCCAAATCCTCGTTATCAGGTCCCACAACGACTGTATCAAGATGAATAGGTCGTGTTAGACCTTGTGGGTCAGTGTACTTGAGAGCACGAGCGCGTTCGTTGACAATCGCAGCTCGTGAAAGAAGAGGATTATTGGTCGTTCCATCGTTAATTAAGTTTGAGAATGTAGTAGCAGTCGTACCGTTAGTGTGGACAGTTGAGAACAATGCAAGACCGTTAGGTCCTGTTGGTGTAACAGAAGCTCCCCATACGTCGGTATAAGCTGTAGTGGCAAAACCACGAAGCAAAATATCTACGAAGGACTGGTCAAGCTTATCCATTGCTTCATCCATGACAGATGTAGCTATTTCTGTAATCTGTTCATACAAATCCCATTCGCGCATGAGCTGGGTGACTGGAACGATTGCGCCGAACTGGGTTTGGGTGAGCGTAAATGTATCACCTTCATCAGACGTCAGATGTGGAAAATCAGCACCATCAGGAACGACTTCAATCCCAGCAACACCGTGCAAAAGCCGTTCTTCATGTGTTCGACGAACTTCATCCTTGATATCAAAGAGTGTATTGGCAGCTGCCATTTCCGCTACTTTAAGATCTCGGGTTTCAACCATTAAAGACTCAAGAGAGTCTGTAAGGCTTTGAAAATCAGATACTCTAAGCATATTATGAGATATTATTCACGAAATACCCTTTAACTCGGGTTGTCGCAGTATCAATGATACTTTCGATATAAAATACATCGTTGGCGCTTGCATCAGGATTGATTGTTGAGTTGGTAGCAAGATCAGCTAATGTGCCAACATCTGTTTGTGCTGGAACTGCATCAGTATCTGCATCAAAAAGAACACCTTGTGTTTCAAGAACATCAATAAGTTGTCCTGATACTGTGGTTGTAACGGTCTCCAAACAGATATACCGAACTTCTGTTGAAGCATTTGTCGCAAGTCGCAAGAGACCACTCCCATTGTCCTCAACTGCCGCACCTTTCAAAAAAGCAACAGAATTGGCAGCTGGAAGTCTTGTCACGCGACCTGAATCGTAACGAATCGGACGAAAAG